TATGCCGCCGCTGATGGAATGGAAATAACAGATCCTAATGTGATTATAGAAGATGGTGTATGCAAAATGGCTGATCATTCTTCATTGGCAGGTAGTATAGCAACCATGGATATATTAGTACGAACAATGGTAAAAGCTGGTATTCCGCTGGCTGACGCCGTACGGATGGCTTCTGAAACTCCGGCACGGATTATGGGAGTGGATGACCGGAAGGGGGCATTGAAGAAAGATATGGATGCCGATGTGTTGATTTTGGATAGAGAACTGAATATCCGGGCGGCTTGGGCTATGGGCAGGCTGGTGGAGGATACGAATACTTTGTTTTAAAATAAACAGATAGCTAAAAAGTAAATTTGAGAAAAGCGTAGCGATTCAACTGAAAGAGTGGTCGTTACGCTTTTGCTTTTGATGTGGAAAAGGTCGTTTGCAGACATCCAAAAGCCACACAACGCAAGAGTTCAGTTACCACATCATTACTGCCGTAATGTGTGAACTTCCAGAATAAGCATCTGTTTTTCTGCGATTTGCGTAATTTTGCGTAGCTGTTGGTAACTCACGGTAAACTAATTTTGTCACCAAAAAAGAAGTGAGTTATGCGAAGTACATTCAAGGTCTTATTCTACGTGAAGAAAGGCAGTGCAAAGCCCAACGGCAACCTGCCACTGATGTGCCGCCTTACGGTGGACGGAGAGATTAAGCAGTTCAGTTGCAAAATGGAAGTTCCACCCCATTTGTGGGATGTGAAGAACAACCGTGCTTCGGGCAAGAGTGCCGAAGCGCAGAGAATCAACCGTGCGGTTGACAAGATTCGGGTGGAGGTGAACCGCCGCTACCAAGAACTGATGCAGACAGACGGATATGTGACCGCTGCCAAACTGAAAGATGCCTATCTCGGTATCGGTATCAAGCAGGAAACCTTGCTGAAACTCTTTGAGCAGCACAATGCGGAGTTTGCAAAGAAAGTCGGACACAGCCGTGCCAAAGGAACATTCCAACGGTACATAACCGTCTGCAAGCATATTCGGGAGTTCCTGCCCCATACATACAAGCGTGAGGATATTCCCCTCAAAGAGTTAAACCTCACGTTCATCAACGACTTCGAGTATTTCCTGCGCACGGTGAAGAAATGCCGCACTAATACCATTTGGGGCTATATGATTGTGTTGAAGCACATCATTTCCATAGCGAGAAATGACGGTCGTCTGCCGTTCAATCCCTTTGCAGGGTATATCAACTCTCCCGAAAGCGTGGACAGGGGGTATATCACGAAAGAGGAGATACACACCATGATGAATACCGAGATGCCCGACAAGACCCACGAGCTTGTGAGGGACCTGTTTCTGTTTTCGGTGTTCACGGGGTTGGCATATTCCGATGTCAAGAACCTCACCACCGACAACCTGCAAACTTTCTTTGACGGTAACTTATGGATTATCACCCGAAGAAAGAAGACCAACACCGAATCGAATATCCGTCTGTTGGACGTTCCCCGAAAGATTATAGAGAAGTATAAGGGGATGGCAAAGGACAATAAGGTTTTCCCCATGCCAAGTAATACGACCTGCAACAAAAAGCTGAAAGCCATAGCCGATTTGTGCGGTATAAAGACACATTTAACATATCATGTCGCAAGACATTCGGCAGCAACTACCATACTGTTATCCAACGGAGTACCCATTGAAACCGTCAGCCGCCTGTTGGGGCATACCAACATAAAGACCACTCAAATCTACGCGAAGATAACCGCCCAAAAGATAAGTCAGGACTTGGAACTGTTGTCCGACAAGTTGGGGGATATGGAGAAAAGCATTTGCAGTGCCATTTGATAACCCATAAAGAAGAATACAGATGAAAGAGAAACGAAGCATCATCACGATGGACGGACAGGGCAACATCGCCCTGCCGACCGATACAGTCTCCATTGCCATGACCGAGTGGGAACTCTGCGAGTTGTTCGGGGTTATCGCCCCAACAATCCGAGCAGGGATAAAGGCTCTTTGTAAAAGCGGTGTTTTGAGGGAATATGAGACAAAGCATACCATCAAACTGTCGGACAAACGCAGCATGGAGGTTTACAGTCTTGAAGCCATCATCGCCCTTGCTTTCCGCATCAACACATTCGGAGCGGAACAGGTTCGCAGAGCCATACTTGAAAGACTGTACTTGCGAAAAGAAAAAACAGGCATCTTCTTTTCGCTGAACATCACTGATACGGCAAATCCGAAATACTTTGCATAGGCGTATTGCCATTCACACATACTCACGCACCCGAAGAAGCATCTGTTTTCAGCTCTGTTTCTTCGGATTTTTTGTTTTTACAGCCCCGAACAGCCCCGAAGTATTTTTTGCTGCGTTCTGCTGTGATTTGCGTATCAACTTATCCGACAGTTGATTATACTTTTGTAGCTGACATTTTTTCAAACTTAAATCATTGGAATATGGAAGCAAACAAAGTAAATGACAGCCACCGACCGCCCACAGATGGCGGCATGGCAAAGGAAGAGTTTATCCGTGTCGGCACAACGCTCTACAAGATTGTGGAGCAGCCAAGACTGAACGGAGGGTATGTAAGGAAGCGCATCGCATGGAACAACGAGACCCTGCGCCAAGACTATGGCAAGGACTACATCGGCAGCGTACCCAAGTATGACGGCTTCTGCACCGTACCCGAACACGTCAGCTATCAGCCTGTAATCGGCAAGTTCCTTAACCTCTATGAGCCGATAGACCACCAACCGCAAGAGGGTGATTTTCCCTCTATCCGTTCATTGGTGGAGCATATCTTCGGTGAGCAATACGAGTTGGGAATGGACTATCTGCAACTGCTCTACCTGCAACCCGTTCAGAAGTTGCCAATCCTACTATTGGTATCGGAGGAACGCAATACGGGTAAGAGTACATTCCTTAATTTTCTAAAAGCCCTCTTTCAGAACAATGTAACATTCAACACCAACGAGGATTTCCGCAGTCAATTCAATTCCGATTGGGCTGGCAAACTCCTTATCGTGGTTGATGAGGTGTTGCTCAATCGCAGAGAGGATAGTGAACGATTGAAGAATCTGAGTACCACACTATCCTACAAAGTGGAAGCCAAAGGCAAAGACCGTGATGAAATAGCGTTCTTTGCCAAATTCGTGCTATGCTCCAACAACGAGTATCTGCCCGTAATCATCGATGCAGGGGAAACACGCTATTGGGTACGCAAGATAAACCGCTTGCAGTCCGATGATACCAATTTCTTGCAACGCTTGAAAGCGGAGATACCCGCATTTCTCTATTTCCTCACCAATCGAAAGTTATCCACCGAGAGGGAGAGCCGAATGTGGTTCAATCCCTCATTGCTGCATACCGAAGCATTGCAGAGGATTATCCGAAGCAACCGCAACCGATTGGAGATAGAGATGTCGGAGCTGCTGCTCGACATTATGGCAACAATGAATGTGGATAGAGTTTCATTCTGCCTTAACGACCTTATCGTGCTGTTGATGCACTCTCAGGTAAAGGTAGAGAAACACCAAGTGCGTAAGGTGGTGCAGGAGTGTTGGAAACTGACACCTGCACCCAACGGGCTTACCTACACCACCTATCAAGGCAACTACAATCAAAGTTGCCACTATGAGCCAATAAGGAGAGTGGGACGCTACTACACCATCACAAGGGAGCAGCTTGAATCCTTGTAATACTATCATTTTTCTGTTGAATCGTTGAATATGAGTATAAACATACTGATAATAAGCAATATACACTCTCAACAAAATCTCAACAAGCCAAAAGAGAAGTTGAGATACTGCACACGCCAAATTGTAGATTTCTCTTTTGGTGAGTGGTTTGTTGAGAATATGTTGAGCTGTTACAAGTCTGTATATAAGTATATTACATCAACAATTCATCAAATCAACAAATTTTCATCAACCTTAAAACCGTATGTAATATGACAATCCAAGACGCAAAACAAATCAAGTTGGCAGACTATCTGCAAAGTTTGGGATATACACCCGTTAAGCAACAAGGCAAAAGCCTATGGTATAAATCACCATTGAGGAACGAAACAGATGCTTCGTTTAAGGTAAACACCGAG